CAACATTGGCGACAGTTATGTTGGTGGAAAAGGACAGTCAGGACAGGGAAATCCAGACAAACAAGCGCAACGTGCCAGCGAGGGCGTGAGTATCAACCAAGCCCATCACCAAATCGCAGGACAGGGCAAGACACGACCCACCGACGACCGACAGGCGATGCGTGAGGCTGGGCTGAAACCAAAAGACCTAATGGGTATACCGTGGCGAGTGGCGTTCGCTCTACAAGCAGACGGGTGGTATCTACGCTCGGACATTATTTGGCACAAGCCCAACACCATGCCAGAAAGCGTCACCGACCGCCCAACCAAAGCCCACGAATACGTCTTTTTACTAAGCAAGTCGCCTCGCTACTACTACGACAGTGAAGCCATCAAAGAGCCAGCCATCTACGCAGGTGACGATAGGGGTAGTCGCACTGACGCTCGACGTGGCACGGGTATGAACTCAATGTCGGGTGTCACTGGTGAAACCAAGAACAAGCGTGACGTATGGACAATCAACACCAAGCCATTTCGGGGCGCACACTTCGCAGTAATGCCCGAAGCGTTGGTGGAACCGTGCGTATTGGCAGGCTCGGCAGAGGGCGATACCGTGCTTGACCCTTTCACCGGAAGCGGAACGGTGGCAGTTATCGCTATGCGTCATGGTAGAAACTTTGTTGGCACAGAACTCAACCCCGAATACGCACAAATCGCCTACGAACGAATTACGGGCGACGCACCAATGTTCAATCAAGTGACGCTGGTGGAATAGTGGAATACGGCGTAGGGCATCCGAGTTTCGACGAGAGTCGTGAATTGGAATCGTTGTTTATGCCGAGCGTAGTGAAATACCTTTTAGACCGTGAAGAAACCACCGAAATCCGTGAAGCAAACAAACAAGAGCAACTGACCTACGACATTGACCTGTATTGGTCGCACATCTACAAGGCGCAAGAGATTGAGACTTCCGTTGAGGTGAAAGTCGACGGGCAAGGACACAAGACGGGCAACTTTGCCTTTGAGACGGTCAGCAACAAGCAAGCCGACACCAGAGGTTGTTTCTTGCGAACTGAAGCAGACGAAATGTATTACTTACTCGCCGGTAGCGGTGAGTTGTATAGGTGGAAAACTAACGTAGTGCGTGATTGGTTCATAGAAAACCGCAAACGTTTCCGTGAGGTGACACCTCAAACGCCCAGTAGCAATGGTCGCAAGGGCTATTCCTCAACGTGTTCGCTGGTTCCTGTAGGTTTGCTGGTGAAAACATTTGGCGCAAGCGTCAAGAAAGAAATCTTGACCGTCCCCGAATTGCCGGAAAGGTATCGCAAGTGACCAACGAACTGCCAGCCGACGAATACGTTTTGGAACACGCCGAACGGAAACTGAAGCGTGTCCATAGTGAAAAGTTGTGTAAGGGGCGGCCTTGCACGGTTCACACCAAGACCGACCACTCAATGCGGTCGTTCCCCCAGAACTGGCGAGACGACATTCGCATTATGGAACGGGTCTGCCCTCACAACGTCGGTCACCCCGACCCTGACGAGTGGGCATTACAAACGGGAACGCACGACGGCACACACGGCTGTGACGGCTGTTGCGTAGGAGCATACGAGGTGAAAAATGATTGACGAACTAAAGGCGTGGGCAAAATGGGTGCGACACCTGTGGATTAGTCGAACACCACTGGAACGTTTGGCTATGTTCTGGTTGCACTTTCTAACTATTGGCGTGTGCGCAGTAGCAGGATTGTTTCTGCTGACGATGTTGGTTATCGCCTCTTGGGATTACTGGCAAGTAACCGTCTTTGACGTGGTGCTTTGTTTCACCGTTTGGGCGAGTTGGAAAGTATCCAATGACTGACCACGAACCGCAGTACCCCGACCCATCACTTATCGCCAGCATTGAGCATCAAGGTGAAAAGTTGGGCTACCTCGTCGCACAGGTTGAGGAAATGTTTGCGAACCACGCCAAGTATGACCTTCACCAAGTATTGCTGTCGCACAATTTGGAATCGTTAGAGACAACACGCAAGTGGATGGCTGGCGAACTTACTGACGAACAGGGCGCAGTTCTTTTCACCTCACTCTTGGAACGCACGGCACAAATCCAAGACGAAATCAAGGCCGCACACGCAAAAAACCTGAACCGGCTACACACTATGGTCACCGACGCTATGGAACGTGGCAAGGGTCAGCAAAACGAACTCAACACGTTTCTAGACGGCGTTCTAAACACAGAAGAATAGTGAAATGCCAGACGACATAGTAAATCGCCCCAAGCACTACGCAACTGACCCCAGCGGCATTGAGTGTATCCAAATCACCCGACACCGCAACTTCAACATCGGAAACGCATTCAAGTATTTATGGCGAGCCGGTCTAAAGGACGAGGCAAAGGTGATACAGGACTTGGAAAAAGCCATCTGGTATATCCAAGACGAAATCCGCCGACTAAAGGGCGAAACGGGCGCACCGCCGACCTGATTTTTCACCTCACAAAATCTAAAAACGTGTCGTAAGTTTGTGCCATAACCTACTTAGGAGGCGCATTGTGCGAGACACAAGAACTTCTGTCCAAGTGATTATCTTTCGCCCAGACGAGTGGATAGTCGTGGCTCTCGGCAAGGAAATGGGCGTGAAACTCGCCACCTATCCGACCGAAGCAGAGGCAAACGAGTGCGCCAGCCGGATTGAGCAAGCGTTAGTGGCGTAGTGAAATAACTACTGTAGGGTAGTAGTTATGAACATCAACGTCAAGGCTGAAAAAGTCGCTATCGACTCCATCAAGCCTCACCCCAAGAACCCCCGTTTGGGCGACATTGCGCTCATTGCCGAGAGTTTGGAAAAGAACGGGCAGTATTCACCAGTTGTTGTGTGGAACGACACGATTATCGCTGGCACTCACACTTGGAAGGCTGCCAAATCGCTGGGTTGGAAAGAAGTGGCGATTACTCGCTACGAGGGTAGTGAAAAGGACGCACTACGGGTTCTCATTGCCGACAACCGCACCTCTGACGTTGCTACCTACGACAACGTGTATCTGTTGGAACTGCTGAAATCACTGCCAAATCTAGAGGGAACGGGCTATGACTTGGCAGACCTTGACGACCTTGACGGGCTAGGTGATTCCGAAGGCGGTGGCGTTAGTCAAGAGAAAGACGAGCCAGAAACCAGCGACGAAAAGCCAGACACGGTTCCAATCCGCATTGGCGACTGGTTTGGTGAAATCGACGGCGAAATCCATAACCTTTGGCTAGAGTCAGTCGTAGATGCTGTGGGCGACAAGAAATCCAAAGTGGTTGCTGAAATCAAGGCGAGGCTGGATATCCCGACCGAACCCAAAGCACCGAAAGAACCCAAAGCCAAGAAAGCCGGTGGAAACACCGCCGAGCAATACTCACTTGGCGAAACCGAACTTGTTTCACTAAACGAACTAAAGCGTTTCCCCGGTAACGCCCGTGAAGGCGACATTGGGGCTATCAGCGAGAGTTTGCGCCTACTGGGGCAATACCGACCCATCGTGGTGAATAAGAGAACCAACGAAATCCTAAAGGGCAACCACACGGCGGCCGCAGCATCAGCACTCGGCTGGACACAAATCGCCGTCGTCTGGGTTGATGTTGACCAAGAGCAGGCAACTCGTATCGTTCTGGCAGACAACCGCACAGCAGACAAGGCGACCTACGACAACGACTTGCTACTTTCCACCTTAGAAAGCCTTGACACCCTTGACGGAACAGGGTTTGACCAAGAGGACTTTATTGACGTGGCAAAGGGCAAGAACCTAACGCCTAATCAGCCCAAAGTCAAGATAAAGATTGGCGAACACGGCTATTCCACCACCGAAAGCGCATTTGAGTCGTGGAAAACCGACGTTGAGATTCCAAATGGCGCACTACACCGTCTAGGTATCCCAATGACGGCTATCGTTCGACAAAGCGAGTAGTGAAACCCAAAACCCTAGCGTATTATCAGGGGTATGGGAAATCGCTTCGCTACCGAGAACCTCTTGAAGTCGCTGTCTAACTATCCAGTGGAAAAGGGCGGCCCCGGTTCTGGTGCGCAGGCAGGTCACACATTTGAGGGCAACCAATATGTTTCGGGTAGCAACCAAGCGGCAGAAGCACGTCGCCTTGCTGATGCCGTAAAGGACGGTTCCGCCAACAACTTTGCCGCTGAAGGGCAACACCGTGTTATTGCTCGTGCCTGCGAGGAACAAGCAAAGATGGCTAGTGAAAACGGATTGAAGCGCATTGCTGGCGCATACAAAAAGGCCGCTGAGTTGCACCGTGACGCTGCTGCCGCCCATGTAATCAAATTGACTGTGGTGAATAGCAAGGTTAACCCTGTAAAGGCAAGCGAAGCCGCTGCTAAGGCTTCAGAACACGCTGACGACCTGAACTACGCATAATCGTGTGGTCTTGGCTTCTTAGCCTCGCAGGACTAGCCGGAACCTACCTTGTTGGTAGAAAGTATTGGTGGGCTTGGGTTTGGCTCTCGCTCTACAACGTGGCGTGGATTGCTTACTCGCTGGTAACTCACCAATACGGGTTCTTGCTCGGCTCGTTTGTGTATCAGGGTATCTACTTACAAAACGCCCTGAAGTGGCGTAGTGAAAAGAAACTTGACTAGACACTCGTAAGGTTCTATGCTTTCAGCATGGGAAAGAAACTAAACGAAACAGTTTTCCGCCTACAGAACGAGGCTCGACACCACACCAAGTTGGCACTCGCCAAGCAGACCGATTACGAAAATGGCTTTGCTATGGGTTTCACCGAAGCCCTGAACATTGCCCGTGAAATCCAACAGCGAGACAACTAATGGGTTTCAACCCGTCGGTGTGCGACCACAGCAGTTTGGAAAACAAGTTAGTAACGATTATTGACTTGCTTAGTGAAATCAAGGGCGAACGAGTGAGTTTTGAGACAATCGCACGAATCAAGAAGTTGCTTATCAAGGCGAACATCACCCCAACGGCGTGGCTAGAAGGGAACTTCGACGCAACCAACCCGTATTACGACACGCTGGCTCTAGAGCGCACCTTGTTCCGCACCGCAATCAAGCCTGAACACTTTGACGGCATCATTATCGATGGTGAAAACGCCTACACGACAGAGCAATACCTCGCACGAGAACTGCCTACTCACAAGTATCCCGTTGGTGAAAAGGTGCGCCTCATCAACGGCAACACGAAGGGTCAGTGGGGAACCGTCGCCCAGCACTTGCTCAACGGTCAGTATCTGGTGGAAAACACTTGGCTAGAGAACGACCCTATGAAGAACAAGGACGAGTTGCCAACCTACCAAGTGGTAGCAGAGGAACTGATACGCCCTTTAGCCACCTTGCTCACCGTTTCCGACCTAAAGGTGGGTGACGTGGTGAAATACATTGACGGGGTAAGTGGCTACTACCGTTCACAAGGCGGAACGTTCACCGTGACCGCTATCGGTGCGAAGAATGTTATGTTGTCGGGTCTTGATTGGCACGGCGAGCAGATTGAGTTCAGCCACGACCCAGCCGATTTAGAACCAGCCATAAAGGAGTAGTGAAAACTAATGTCTCATACATTTACCGCAGTTGTGTGTAGTGTTGTTTGTGGGAACATCGGGTTCCTCTTTGGTCGTTGGAGTAAGTAATGACGAACCGCATACGGGGCTACGCCGTCTGTATGTGCTGTGGTGGAACCATCACAATGGATTTTGACAACACTTGGCATCACCAAGACCACGAGCCTGACTGCGCCCTAGCCGAACCCAAAGTGACCGCTTCCGCTAAGGGGCGAAGTGCCAATCTGTAAGAACTGTGGCAAGACAATCGTTATGGATGGTCGCTACGACAAGGGTTGGTCGCACGAAACACCTATCCCCGACCACGACGCTGACATTTGTAATCCAATTCTTGTTGCCGAGCCAGAGGCGGTAGTGAAATCCGACGACACTGGCATCACTATTGACTTTGACGCTGACGAACTGTTGAGTATCGCTAACGCTATGAAACTCACTGGTGAAACCCTGAACGAGTTTGTCTCACGGGCAATCAAGAACGCCGTCACCAACCACTTGCTCAACAAAACGTTAGCCAGATAACGAGTTTCGTAATCTAGAATTGTGGCAAACCTGTTGACGGGGGAACCACAATGTCATACCGAAATCACCCAATAACGGGGGAACCCATCTCTCTGGGCGAGAGTGCGTCTTGGCTTATCCAAAAGTCAATCCGTCGCTGGTCGTTTCTCGTTGGCATCACCATCATTACCGTCGCCTGCGTTATCTGGGGAACCTACAACATTGGCGTTATTGCGTGGTGGAATGTCTGGGCTTCCTACATGGCTCTGTTCATTGAGAGCGTCGTCGGCATCAGTATGTTCAAGCAGACGCAAGCAGACGCAGAGGTAATCCGCAAGATTCTGGCAATGGAAATGGCACAGTTCGCTGAACTGCGCTCGCTCATTGAGGAAGTCAAAGAAATGCTGGAGCAGTCCTCACGGGTTGCTGAACGCATTGAGACGGATTTGGAAATCTTGGAACACGACGTTATGCACGTCGAACACGACCCCAAAATCCACGAACGCCGTAGTGAAAACTGACTAAACTAGGGTCGTGAACTGCGCCCACGCTAGAGACGAGTGGAAAGACTGCGAGAAATCGGGTCACCACGAGTGCTACAAGACGGTCTGCCTAAAGTGTGGCATCGTCACCTACCGTGACTGCGACCCACAAACTTCTGCTCTACTTCTTTACGACTACGAGGTGGAATAATGGGCGGCCCGAACTATCGCCAAACCAACCGCACAGAAATAATGATGGCACAGTTCCGTGCGGAGGAACTCTTGCTGGAACTAGTTATGGAACGCCTACGGGCGAGCAAGCCACCTGCGCCAGAGAAACTAGACGAGGAAGCCACCGAACGCTACAAGGGCTACTACGAGGGCTGGTGGGAAGCGGTGGAAACCCTGTCCAACGTCATTGACGCACACAACGAGGGAAACTCTTTTCACCCCGAACTTCGGTAACGGAATACTTGACACCACCACTAAACCTTGCTACTGTATAAATAGCATCACCCTACCCTAAAGGAATACAAATGACTGGACTTATTATCCTGTTCGTAGCCGTTGTCGCCATCGGCTCATTTATTGACGCTTGCCTTCAGCACAAGAGCAAGTGGGATGCAGTTCAGAAGTCAAAGGCTGGTTGGATTATCCTCATCCTGTTCTTTGGCATCTTTGCCGCTATCCCCTACCTCATTGCTGTTCGCCCCAAGTTGGTCGCACAAAAGTAATGAACTGGCTTGCCAAAACCGTACTGCTTGGCTACGCCCTTGCTGGAATGTGTTTTGCCTTCGTTGCTGGCTCATTGTTTACTCTGGCGTTCAGCCACTAAACAATGACCAGCGACGAACGCCAAGCCCTCCGAAAGCGGAATCAACCGCCAGAAACAGAACTGCGCTGGTTGCTGAAATGAACACACGGGAACTCGTAGAGAACATACGCCGAACCCACATCCCCGGCTGGGGTCGGGCAGAGGGCTGTCGCTACTGCATCACCACCTACACTTGCCAAGCGATACTGCTGGCAAACGCCTACGAGAAAGACCTCAAACGAGCCTACGAAGTCGGCTTCAAGCGAGGCTGGCGCACGGGAAACCGTCGGGCAAGTGTCCGTAGTGAAATCCAACCCGACAACATCAACTGGCTGGGCGGAAAATGACCCGTGACGAACGCCAAGCCCTCCGAGAGAAGCACGGCAAATTTGGGTTTCGAGAGAACCGATTTTTTTGTGTTTTTTGCCTAGATGATGAAGGATTGGACATCCCCTACCCCTGCGACGTAATCAAGGTACTGGACTACATAGATTCTGTTGAGGCGGCGACCGAAATCAAAATGGCAAAACTCTATGGTGTGACCAATGAACCGTAAAGAGCGACACCACCAGATAGAAACCGCCGGTATCGGACAAGGCTGGATACCGCTAGTGAAATCACTAGACAAGAAACTATCCAAAGTCGCCCGAAACTACACCATTGAGCAAGTCAAGCAAAAGTTCGGCTTATTACGGTATTACTACTCAATTCCCCGTAAGGGCTGGTTGTCCTACGGTCGCTTCACCTCTTGGAACATCGGCAAGGTCTATAACCGCCACATCAACCACAAAATCGCCGCAATGAACGCACTCGTAGTGAAATACGAAAGCAAAGCACTATTTGTCTGCGAAAACTGCGGGGCGCAAACAAACGGGAACGTAGGAAACAAACAAACAGGCTGGCGTAAAGCAACTTGTAAATCCTGTAGTGCTTGACATCACCACTACTACTAGTTAGAGTAATCGTCAATGACCGACAAAGACGAACTTGTATGGTGGGTAGATGAACACGGGGAACTAATAAAAATCCCCAAGAGCCAGATTCCCAAAGAAACACAAACACGGATACATTTCACCCCTAACGCCAAACCACAAAAACGACCACCAGAAGGCTGGGAGTGCGGAACGTGGCAAGGGTACTTCAACAAAAAATGCCGTTGTATTCCGTGTAAGGACGCTGGAACAGCATACTCACGAGCCAAACGAGAGTATTACCGAGAAAACCCCCGACAAGACATCACTCACGGCACAACGTCAGGGTATTCATACTTCGGTTGTCGTTGTCGCCCCTGTACCGACGCAATGCTCGCACACGTTCGTAGTTATCCCCCAAGCGAAAAAGCCCGTCAGAGCCGACTACGGCGCAACAAAGGGTATAGACAGAAGCAACTCGCCAAAATGACCCCAGAGGAACACGAACAGCGCAAAGAGAAAGACCGTATCCGCTCTCGGCGTAAGCGTGAGAAGGCAAAAGCCCTCAAAAACGCATAACCGTAGTATCATTTCACTATGGTTCAAGGGCGCAAGACAATACTCAACCAAGCAATGTTCGACGCAATCATTGACTTGCTAAAGCGAGGGAACTACCTTTCCACTACGGCTAAGGCAGTAGGCATCACGCCAGCGACTATTACCTCATGGGTGAATAAGGGCAACGCTATCTTGGACGAGGAACGTGATGACCTCACCCCAACCGAACAGTTATACGCCTCATTTGCAATTGAGGTAGAAAAAGCAAGGGGTTTCGCTGAGGTTCAGAACGTTGAGGTTATACGTAGGGCTAGTCAAGACAACTGGACGGCAGCAGCGTGGTGGCTAGAGAGGACGAACCCAAAGAGTTGGGGGCGTGTTCAGCGCACTGAGATTACGGGCGCAGATGGTGGGGCTATTGAGGTTGATGCCAGCGCAGTAAATCGCAAGATTGAGGCGATGTTGGCGAACCGGCTCGTCATTGACGCACAAGTGGTTGCGGATAACGCCGAACTGACCACGGGTAGTGAAATCGTGGATACGGGCGACCAAGCGACGGAATAGGGGCATAACCAACCGCCACAGATGGGGTAGGGGCGCAGATACCGGCACAAATGGGGGGAGATGAGCGTTCACATCCCACGCCTCTCGCCCAGTTTCGGGCAAACTAAACTGCCCTCTAGTCAGACGTTCCGTGCGTAGTTGCGCCACTCATAACGCCATCCGTTATGCCCGTAGTGAAATCACTGTCCCAGCCCTTGCCCACGGGCGATTTCCAATTTGTGCGACACTGAATCTACGCAGAAGTGCAGGCCATACCCAGTAATCGCACCGATTTCACTACAAAATACGGGGTTTGGCCGGCAAGGGCGCAGAATGCAACCCGATACGCTGCCGGTAATGCCCCTGTAATGAACAGTCGTGGGAAGTGTCTAGATATCCCTACAAATACACGTTGTTGGGATAATCCAAAAAATGCCCCTCTAATGACTTGACACACAAACTAAACGTATGTATAGTTGTTCTATACCCAACCATTAGAGGGAAAACAATGAAAACACTAGTAATCAAGAGCGACGGAACAAAGAACGTCGTAGAGGTCGACAAGATTGACCTTGCGTTGCTTCAGGCGAGCGTCGGCGGATACGTTGAGGCAATACGCCTATGGGACTTTGACGCAGTTATGTATGTCAATGAGGAAGGTCTGCTCTACGAATTGCCAGCCAACCCCCTTGCCACTGAACTCGCAAAGGGCAACAATGTCCTTATTGACGGGGGCGGCATCTTGGGCGACGTGATTATCACGGGTCTTATTGACGACGAGGGATACGAACTCGGCTTGACCTACCAACAGGTTGCCTTGCTCACACTTGACTTGACTAGCGCACAGGACTAGGGTATAGTTATGAATACATACACAGTAGATTGGCGCATTGACGGAAACAACCGTGTCGGAACCGTAGCGTTCTTGACCGACGGGGCGCAAGTGGATGACGTGAACATCTACGCCCTCTACGAAACGCCCTTTCGTTGCGTTATCGGGGCGGAACACAACGCCGAAAGTATCTACGAGAGTGCCTACAACGGCAACGTCGATGCCTCAAAGAACGAAATCGTCCTAACGGCAGTCAATTTCTATGAGGGATACTCACAACAGGAGTGGCTAGAGGCATGAAACGCCCAAAACTACTTGCCCCAACGGCAGAGTGGGATGAATACATTGACCGCTTCTTGGCAACGCACCCTCCGCACGAGGACTGCCACATTGTTCAGCGACACATCAACCAACGGCGTAGTGCGTGTGAGGCGCAGTATCGCAAGACGAGCAACAAAGTGTGGATAAACCGTGTCTCGTCGTGCCGTCGCCTTAGCCAGCAAGTAGTTGACTACAAGTATCCGACGATAACGAGGATGCGTCGCCAACCAAAGCCTAAGAAAGTAAAGGGTTACTACGCAGTAATCCATTAGAACTATGCCAGCCACACCCCGTAACGTCATAACCAAGCACAGCAACCGTCTATGGACGTGTTCAATGCCGTCGGCACACACCGGCACGGACAAAGTAATCGTTATCGCCCATAGCGACAGCCTCGTATGGAACGTCAAAGGCGTTCACATCGGCAACTATGGCGTGACGGAAGTATGGCTGGACTCTCTAGACAACACGGCAACCGACGACAAGATACGCCGTGCCTTGCGCAGTTACTCACGAGTAATCAAGAAGGACTACGAACGCTGGGGTCACTGGCGCAAGGTAGACGTTCTAATCTCTAACGCCCTTAGCCAGATAACAGAGGCGCAACGCCAACGTCGAACCTCATACCTCTCGCCAGACGAGGCGTATAGGGCGCACGAACTCACGAACAACCAATGGACTACCCACACAACTATTGGCGGTAGCAACAACC